TATTTTGAAAGATCTACTTGGGAACTAGTCTATACAGGTGATTCCACACTTCCTTTTAGATGGCAACAAATCAATAACGAACTTGGAGCTGAAAGCAGATTTTCTATCATTGGATTTGATAGAGGCGCAGTGGGAGTAGGTAATGTCGGGGTCCATACATGCAACGGTGTTAACGTGTCGCGAATTGATCAAAAGATTCCTGATGAAGTCTTTAATATACATAACGGGAATGATGGTCCTCAACGTGTATATGGTATTCGAGATTATTATCGCGAGCTTGTTTATTGGACTTTTCCTGACGACACAGGTGATCCTACTTTTCCAACGAAGGTATTAGTTTGGAATTACCAAAATGAATCCTGGGCGATGTTTAATGACAGCTTCACCTGTTTCGGATATTTTCAAAAAGATTCGGATCTTACGTGGGCTCAATTGGGCAAGCTTTATGGAACATGGGCACAGTGGAATGATCCGTGGGGAGGACCTCAAGGTCAATCCCAATTTCCCTTCATAGTAGCTGGGAACCAAGAAGGATTTGTATTTATAATCGACGCCGACAAATCTTCTAATTCCCAGTCACTTTATATTACGGACATGACACCGGGTACGACTACTCTCACCGTCATCAATCACAATTTGGTGGCTGGTGAGTATGTTTTGATTCAAGATGCTACGGGAATCACTTCTTTAAATGATGTAGTTGTTCAAGTAGATTTTGTGACTGATAATGATAATGTTGTGATTGATACAAGCTTTTCTGGTACCTATACTGGGGGTGGTTATCTTACACGTATTTCTAACTTCGATATTACCTCTAAGCAGTGGAATCCTGGGACTCCCATTGGACAACAGTTTCGAATGCCTTATATTGACTTTTTGTTGGACCGTACCGCTGCGGGTGAAGTCTCTCTGGATTATCTAATTGATACTACTTCGGGACAATCTATACAGGCGCAAACCTCAGCAGGTACCCTGTTAGGTTCTAATACTCTTTATACACAGGCCGAAGATAATGCCACTTATCAGCCGAATCAGGTAAGAATTTGGCATAGGTATTTTCTGCAGACCCAAGGATCCTTTATACAAATTAAAATCTACATGGATGATGAACAAATGAGAGACACTAATATTTCTCAGAGTGACTTTCAGTTAAATGCTCTTATTCTTTATGTAGAACCCCAAGGGAGAATTATCGGCTAATGAGTTCTAGTTTTACAGGAAATCCTAACAATTTACTACCTCAAACCTATATTATTCCTGAGGATCCATCTGAGAAAGATTTAAAAATAAGACAATATTTTAATGACTTAGCGACGGCGACTAATTCTAAAGATTCCGGAATATATGATGCGATAGAAACAGTTACAGGTCAGCAATTTTTACCTGTTTTTAGCACTTCTACAGGATCTAATGCAAATTACCGGAGCGTATTAAGAAAGGTTATTGATTTTGGATTGTTGCCCAATACTTCAACTAAAACTGTTGCGCACGGTATTAGCTTTCAAAACTCTTTTTCTGTTACTAGAATTTATGGGGCAGCAACTAATCCTGGAAATACGTGGATTCCCTTACCTTATGTTTCTACAACTCTAGCAAATAACATAGAATTGTTTTTAAATGCTACGAATGTTGTAATAACAACTGGGGCAAATAGAAGCAATTTTACCCGCACATATGTAATAGTAGAATATATAAAAACCACTTAGGAGTGAAACATGGCATTTATGGATTTTTTGCTAGGAAAAGGAGAAAAAACTGAGCAGTTTCAGCGCTTTACTCCTGAGCAACAAGCTCTACAAAATAGATTAATAGGGGGCGTAGGTCAGCAACTCCCTCAAGGGTTTGAGTTTTTAAATCAAATATTATCAAACGATCCACAAGCCATGGCTCAGTTTGAAGCTCCGGCTCGAAGAGCTTTTGAAGAGCAAACTCTTCCTAGCATCGCTGAACGATTCAGTGGAATGAATGCCCAAAAAAGCTCTGCCTTTGGTCAGCAACTTGGAAAAGCGGGAGCAGGATTAGAAGAAAACTTAGCTGCGCAAAGGGCTGCTTTAAAGCAAAATGCTCTTTCCCAGCTTCAAAGCTTATTAGGACAGTCTATGACTCCCTCATTTGAGAATGTTTTTCGCCCAGCTACCCAAGGATTTTTAGGAGGCTTAGGCCAAGGGGCTTCCCAAGGAATCGGGCAAGCGGCAGGAATCGCGGGTATATTAAAATTACTTCCTTTACTAGGATTGCTGTGAGGCCACATGGTACAGATACTTGAACAAGAAGATATAGGAGAAAGCCTAGGAAAGTCATTAGGCAGTGGACTTGGAAAAGGAGCTAACCAGCTTCTAACCTTAAAGCTTAACCAAATGCTCTCCCAGCAAAAGCAGGCTCAACAAGCTGCTCTAGCACAATCCAAGCCGTTTACTATTTTTGATGTTAAATCAAATCTAGGAAAATTAGGTCTAGATAAAAATCAATTAGATCTATTGGAACCTCAAGATTTTGAAGAAATTTCACTACGAGCTAATGAACTTATCCCAACACATGGTAGGGATAAAGCCTTTGTAATGGCCATAGAAGAAAAATTTAACCCTCACACTGCTGGCTCAGGGATGCCGAGCGGCGTTCAATCCTTACAAAACGAGGATATGAAGGAAGAAGAGGGACTTTGGGATGTATTAAAGAAAGGATCGGAATCCTCCATCGCCTCAAGACAGGCGTCTATTTTACGTGGAGAAGGAGAAGAAGCCTTTCAGAAGCGCACCCAACTTAAAAAGGGTGGAATGTTTCGCAATCTCTTGTATAGCTTGGCCAAGTTGGGCTGGGACTCACCCTATTATGCAGCTGGTGGGACCGCAGGGGCAGCGGCAGGAGGCGCACTAGGAGCAGCTGTAGGGGGCCCTTTTGGAGCCGCAGCCGGTGCAACTATTGGGGGTGGCGCGGGATCCCTAGCTTTACCTGCGATGGTAGAAACGGGCCTTCAAGAGTATCAAAAATATTTAGACAGAGGAGGAAAAGGGTCTTTTGGTGATTTTATTGACTCAGCAGCTAAGACGCTGGAATCCGGAATTTATGGAGCGGCCGAAGGGGCTCTATTGGGTACGCTGTCTAAACTCAAAGTTCTTTCCAAAGTTCCCAGGGTTAAAAAGCTCCTTAAACTTCGCGGAGGAAAAGCGGCGGAAAAGCTTTTAGACACGGGCATACAAGCGGGGATCTTTACCGGAGCCCAAGGACTTGCAGAGCAACGCATTCCATCCCTCGACGAGTATGGGCAAAATCTGGGAATGTTTTTAGGTTTGGACCTGTTCCATAAGGCCGGGAAGTATTCAAAGAATATCTATTCTCAACTTAAAAAAGCAGGGATTCCACCTAAAGAAGCCGCCGTCCGCATCCAAGAAAAAGTCCAAGAAAAAGGCTACGACCTCAATAATCGTAATGATGTAGTTAGGGTAATAAAGGACATTACGAAAGAAGGATCGCGTGCTGGTGAAGTGGCCAGAGAAACAATCGCTGAGACAGAAACGCCGAGTGAACCTCCGAAAGAAACAGCCAAAAAGTTAGCAGAAAGACCTATTGAAGAATACATCGAAAGAGAAAAAGAAGCTCAAAAGAAAAAAGAAAAGCCTCTAACCGAAAGAGAGAAAGCCAAACGAGAATCTGCGGCTTCCGAAATACCTGAAGTAGAGCGCCGCATCGAAAGAGTGCAAGACGATGTATCTTATTTACGTGAAAGAATGGATAAAAAGCTTTCTAAAGATCAGCGAGGACTAGCTGAAATTGCTTTACGCCAAAAAGAAGCCGAACTTAAGAACCTACGCAAACAGCGGGAAGATTTAAAAGGTATCTCTGAAAAAGGCGTCAAACCTTTTAGAGAAGAAGATCTTACGAAAGCTATCGATGAGCATATTAAAAAAATAGAAAAAGCAGCGACGGCGACGGAATCTCCGGAAGCTAAAGATCTTAAACGCATGTTTGATAGAGACCAAAAATATATCCATCGCTTCATGGAATTAGGTGAGAAAGGAAAGTTACCCCCTGCTCCCTATAAGGATAGGTTTATCAAGATCTTAGAATCCTATCAAAAGGCTTATGAAAGCACTCTTAAAAAACTTGAAAATCAAGCAAAAGAACTTCCTAAAGGAAAAGACTCAGCTGTCCAAAGAAACCTTGATCTGATGAAACGTAATTACGATATCAATAAGGCTAAGATTGAAAATCAAAAAGACAAACTTAACTCTTTATATCAACTTAAAAAGCCTGGGAGTGCCTTTGTAAAACAAAATCTTAAAGATCTAAGGAAGGATATCAAAGACCTACAAAAAGATTTTGTGAAACAATCGAAGCTCTTAAATGAAGCGGAATCTAAAGTTAAAGACATTTTCAAAAAAGAAATTCAACCCTATCTAACCGAGCTACGAAAGGCTTCTACATCGTCTCTAAAAAACTTAAGCGAAGCCAGTGGAATCCCCGTTTCTGAACTCAAATCTAATCGCAAAACAGCACAATCCTTAGCTAAAGATTTTGTAGAGAAGATAAAAAAAGGAGAACCCCTAGAAGGAATCCCAGACAAACTTTCGGGATTAATGAAAGGTAAAAACAAACTCGGACGTGCCATTGTAGGCGCTTTGGTGTTCGGACAAATCAAGAAATTTGTTAAAGATGAATTCGATATCAATATTCCTTACTCCTTGGTGGCCTTTCTTTTTCCTTTTACATCAGGAATTAGATATGGAGCTGCTCTCTTTGGAAGTTTAGGGGAACAAATAATGAAAAAGTATCCTATCCGACAATACAGAAAAAAATTTGAGAACGCTAAATCTTTTGGGGAAACACAAAAGATTTATAGAGAAATGAAAGAAAAAGGATATTCAGATAAACAGATAGGGGCAGCAATTAAGGGTTCAAAAAAGTCTCTAATACCTGCTCGATAACGTTAGATAAAAGAATAAGAGATGGGCCGATAAAAAGGATGTAAATAAAAGTCATATATTCCTCCAACTTTGGTATTTTAAAGCTCTTTCTATAGTTTTATGATCCACCCCGTATTTTCTCCCTAAAAAGTTCGTTCCTAAATGGCTTTCGTGTTGTCGCATATAACGGACTATCTCAACTTATCGAACGAATTTTGGAATTTCCAAGGCTCCTGTGGCTCGGTCGGCGGCAATTTTGTCATATAAAGCTCCTATTACATAATCAGAAATGGAGATATTTTTAAAAGCAGCGGCGATGCGTAACGCTTGTTGTTGTTGAGAAGTAATGCGTATCGCTATAAATTTAGTCTTTTTCATGCTATATTGTTATACATTATCGATTATTTTCTTGCAAGCCATTTTTTAATGTGATAAATATAGTTTTTATTTAACTTCAAGGAGAAGAAAATGGCTAGGAGTTCACGTTCCCCAGGACTAGAAGCACCTTTTAATACTGTATTTCCGGAACCTATTATATCTAATCGGGCTCCAACCGCCTCAGATAAAAATTTTCCGTTGGGACAAATTTGGGTAAACCGTTCAGGAACAGCAATTTATGGTCTATTGGATGTAAGCGCAGGTAGCGCTGTTTGGGGCGCGCTCTCGCCAGGAGCAAGTGAAGTAGACAGCCTTACACCTGATACTGGAACATCTCCAGTAGAGCCAACAGCTGGAACAATTACCCTCACAGGTGGAACAAACATTACCACTACTGGTGGTTTAGCTGAAATGACATTTGACTTAGATGATGCCATCTCTCTAGCAACATCTGTTACTTCTCCCTTATATACTGTAGATGGTGCTGATTTACAAATTACCGGTGTAGCGGGCAATGACGTGGTAGTCACCCTAGGCGACTCAGCAGGAGCTACTAATTTTATTGTAGAAGCAGATAACGGAACAGATTTGTGGACCGTAGCTTCTGACGGCACTATTACCTTTTCGTCTCTAACTGTTACAGGAGCGTTTGCCCAAACTGGGGGAACATTCAATGTAGGCCAGGATAATGCAGCTAACGCAGTAAATATCGGTGGAGGTAGTACTGCTAGAGCCATTGCAATTGGTAACGGTTCTGGAGCTCATACCGTAGCTATTGGACAGGCAGCTGCGGGCGCTATTACAGTGGATACAGCTGCTGGGGTTTCTATCGATGGTGCTACTGCTTCTAACTTTACTGTAACAGGCGCGTCGGCAGATTTAACGTTATCCTCTGTTGGCGGTTCAGTCAATGTTAATGGATCCGAAGCGGCAGCGGATGCTATCTCTATTCAAGCATCAGATGCAGCAGGCGGAATCGATTGTGATTCAGGTACTGGAGGAACAGCGATTGATTCTACAGGTGCTGTTTCCATTGACGCAGCAGCAGCCTCTAACTTTACGGTTACAGGAGCTGGAATCGATTTAACATTAGATTCAGCGGCAGGACGGGTCATTGTTAATGGTGAAGAAGCAGCGGCTAACGCTATTACTCTTCTTTCAGCAGCTGGTGGTATCGATGCCGATGCGGCATTACAAATAAATGTGGCTTCCTCTCAAGCGGCAGCGGACGCCATTGTCATTAATGCGTCTGCAGGTGGAGTAGATATTACTGCTGCTACCAATGACTTAGATCTTGTGGCTACCGCAGCATCAGCAAACTTAGAAGGTGGAGAAGCTGACGCAGCTGCGGTAAGCATCCAAGCTTCTAACGCAGCCGGTGGTATCGATATGGATTCTGGAACAGCGGGTACAGCTATTGATTCTACTGGGGCTATTTCTCTTGACGCTGCTGCAGCATCTAATTTTACAGTCACAGGCGCTGGTGTTGATCTTACGTTAGAATCAACAGCGGGTACTGTAATAGTAAATGCAGGAGAAGATACAGCTGATGCCATTTATCTCCATGCTGATGCAGGAACATCAGAAACTATACGCTTACATGCCGATCAGGGAACTGATCCAGCATCTATTGAATTAGAATCTGATGCAGGTGGAGTCACACTAACAGCAGGATTAGCCAGCGCTGATGCAATTAATTTAGCAGCTGCAAGCGGGGGAGTAGACATTGATGGGGCCCTAGAAATTAACATTGCCTCATCCCAAGCTGCTGCTACTGCCGTTAACATTGTAGCCTCAGATGCATCAGGGGGTATTACTCTTGATTCTAATGCTGGCGTGACAGTGGGAGGTAATTTAATTCTTTCTGATGTTGCCACTCAGCTACAAATGAATGGAGGAGCAGCTACAGACTTTATTGGTCAAGCTACCCTAACTAACGGACAGGTAACTGTATCCAATACTAACATCGCTGCGACTGATAGAATTTTTCTTACTAGAAGTGCTATTAACGCATCGACTGCGTTAGGAATGCCTTTGACTACTATTAGCGCAGGTGCTAGTTTTACTATTGAAGCAAAAGATCTTTCTACTCCAGCAAATGATGAGACAGGAGATCAATCAACTTTTGATTACTTTATCGTAAGGCAGTCTTAATGGAATTAAAACAAGCAAATAAAGTGGTAATTAGTGCTCAAGGAGAGAAGGGAGAATATCAATTGTCCCTTCCTCTAGGATCGGCACTAGAAGAAGCAGTAAGTGTAGCAAAAATGTTTACGGCCTCCTTAGCTAAAGCTCTTGAGGAGTACAAGAAAAAAACTGAAGAGCAGAAAGAGGAGAAAAAAGAAGATGAGTTATCAGAATAGGATAAAAATCCAAGAGCTTTCTTCTTTTAATGCGGCAAGTTTAACTGCTAACTATCAGGAAATAAATTCTACAGGATTTACTGAGCCTTTTCTTATTTTAAGCATAGTCAATGCATCAGATGCAAATATTACGTTAAGCTTTGATGGAAGCACCGATCAGGAATTTATCCCAGGAACTACTGCAGCTATTCCCAGAGGCGTGCTTCAATTAGACTTTACGTCTACTCCATCCACTACAGGATACCCGTACCTGGCCAAAGGTTCAAAAGTCTATGTAAAGGGAACCGCAGGTACCGGAACAATATATATGAGTGCATATTCTCAAGGAGAAAATTAATGGGTTATGGAACACGCTTATCGGTTGATGCAGTTCGAGAAATTGATTTTGGCGATGTTTCTGGTTCCTATGCCTCTGTGGGAACACCCATGGGGGATCATGTAAGAATTTTATCCTTTAATAATAGAATGGATCAAGAACTTTACATTAGCCTTGATGGTACTACAAATCATTACCGGATAGCCTCTAACTCCTTTAAGTTATTTGATTTTAGCGCTAACAAGATACGAGACGACGGTCTGTTTCTTCCTATTGGCACTCAGATATACGTAAAGGAAGTAAGTGCGTCCGTAACATCTGGTTCCTTCTGGGTTGAGGTAATGTATGGCGAAGGAGGAAAGTAGATGTCACAGCAGGGAATACTTTCCGATCCCACCTCCAATTTTGAAACTTTAACAGGCAATACGGGAGGACCGGTAGGACCTGATGGCTTTGGGAATATTAATATTCTCGGGGATGGATTTTTATCCGTTTCGGGAAATCCTGGCTCTTTTACACTAACAATCAGCGACGACGGAACAGTTGCAACCACGTTTACGGAAGATTCCGGAACAGCTACTCCATCATCCAATAACATTAATATCTTGGGTGGCACAGGGGTTGTCACTTCTGGGGCCGGTGATACCATTACTATTGACGCGGCAGATGCCGTTCCTCTTTTATTTACCGAAGACTCGGGAACCGCTACTCCATCTTCAAATAATCTAAATATTAGCGGCGGCAATGGCATTGGGACTACAGGAGCCGGGGACACCGTGACCGTGGCTATGGAGTCTCCATTTACAGGAAGTTTTAATTTTACGGCCGCAGTAACGGCAAATAGCTTTGTAACAAGCAACGCCTCTACAGGACTTACAATTTCCGCAAATGAAATAGAAGCGGATGGAAGTGATGCTAATATTGATATTGATCTCATTCCTAAAGGAAATGGGGGAACATATACTGATCGCTTAAAAGTTAACTATGGGGGAGCCACCAATGCATTTACCATCAACGGTGTTAGCGTTGATGCTGATGTAATTGCTTGTGATTGTGGAGGAGGGACTGTCATTGAGTATCTGGCAAACTCTATTACCAATACCGCTGCTACGGGACCCCGAATTTTAGGAGCTCGGTCTAGAGATGCTGGTGGACTTACTCCCTCTATAGTACAAAATAATGATTCTCTATTAGATATTTTTGCTACTGGATTCGATGGAACTGACTATTCCACTTCCGCCCAAATAGGAATGGATGTAGACGGAACTCCCGGCAACAATGATATGCCAGGAAGAATAGTATTTTATACCTCTCAAAATGGGACCCAAAATCTTACGGAAGGGATGAGAATAGATTCATCCCAAAATATCTATTTTACTCAGTATACCCAAAACTCTCTTAATTACACTGGCGCTTCTGGAGTGCAGACCGAACTTGGTCCTTTAACAGATGGGCAACTTATTATTGGAGCTACAGGAGGAGCCCCTGCTGCGGCTACATTAGCCTCTGCGGATGGAAGTGTTACAATTGCTAATGGAACCAACTCTATTGATTTATCGGTAACAGAAACGAGCTTAAGTTGGAATGTCGAAACAGGAACGACTGAAAACCTAGCAGCTGATAATGGGTATATAGGAAATAACGCAGCTGGAGTGACTTTCACTCTGCCTGCTACAGCTTCAGTAGGGGACACATTTATTGTAACAGGTCTTCAAGCTTCGTGGACTATAGCTCAGAATGCAGGCCAGACAATTTATTTTGGAAACCAAGCGACGACGACGGGAGCAGGAGGCTCATTAGCTTCTACTAACGCTAGAGATGTAGTAGAATTTATTTGTGTGGTAGCAGATACCGACTTCCAAGTCTTATCGTCGATCGGAAATATCACCGTGACATAAGGAGAGATATGAGTCAAAGTTCTTTAGGTTTACAAAATCCTCTCTCTTACATGGGTGTGGCATCACGCAACCCACCAGCTATAGCTATAAAATCTGACGCTCCCGCTACAAATGATATTGATAACTTTCAGATAGGCAGTATTTGGATAGATAAAACTACCGACAACGTCTACATGCTTGTTAACAAAGCCGAAGGAAACGCAACCTGGACATTTATTGGGGGCGCTCTTTCTGCGGTAGAAACCATAACAACTCCAGATACCACTGTGGTCACCCCGGTCAATGAGAATATCAATTTTCTTAACGGAACGGGAATGGCTATCACGGGATCGGGGGATGACATCAGGAAACAGGTTCTTCCGCCAACTTAGTTATCGATGAAGGGGTCTTTGCCAATAATGCGGGAGGAGTAACATTAACTTTACCCGCAACTGCAGCTGTCGGAGATGTAATAATCGTATCCAGCATTAATGCTGGAGGTTGGACTCTTGCTCAAAACGCAGGACAAACTATCCATATAGGTAATCAAGATTCTACTACGGGGACAGGAGGGTCTTTAGCATCTACCGCTATAGGGGATACTGTCACGTTAGTTTGTTCTGTTGCTAATACAGACTTTGTAGTAATTTCATCCATGGGTAATATAACAGTAACTTGAGGTTTATATGACACAAAATAGTATCAATAATAATGCTACAGATTTTACTACTACCAACGTTACTGTGGACCCAGGGACATCAGGAGATAGTTTCTGTCAATTTAGTATCAATACTACAGGTGAGTTTAGAATTGGAGTAGACGATGATGCAAGTGATGCTTTTAAAATCTCTCAAGGATCAGCTTTAGGATCAAACGACACATTTATTATGACAGCTGCTGGCGAACGGACGATGCCTTTGCAACCTGCTTTTTTAGCATATTTAGGATCGAGTGTATCTAATACTACTGGAGCGGGAGCAACATGGCAATTAGGGACAACCACCGCCCTCACAGAAGTATATGATCAAAATGGAGACTTTAATACGAACGGTACCTTTACCGCTCCAGTAACGGGCAGGTATTTTCTTACTACTACTATTCGCACAGGATGGTCTTCCTTGACTCCTGCCATGAATAATGGATATCTCTCGATTACCACCTCAAATCGGCAGTATAGTTATTACATGGAACCATATGTAAATGCGGCCAACGGTTCGGGAGGCTCTTTTACTTTAAATGTTATTGCAGATATGGATGCGGCGGATACTGCCATTGCTACCCTTACTGTTAACAATGGTGCAGGGAATACGTTACAAATTACCGGAGGTAGTACTCTTTTAACTTTTTTTACTGGTGCCTTAATTTGTTAGGAGAATTATGAAAATTAAATTAAATGACAGAGAAATCTTTTCTCTTTCAGAAGTTCAGCAACAAGTCATTAAAAATGATATTAAAGAGGAAGAGTTTCAGGAAGAAATGGAGCGAAGAGCTGTTTATGTATTACAACATAAATACAAACAATGTTTTAAGAGACTAAAAGAAGAATGGGAGCCTAAGCTTAAGGAGTCTGGAGTGAAATCTCTTCCTTTAGATGAGGAAGAGTTTGCGCAGCTGGTTTTCTCTCAGCCTTCTTATATGTCCAGAAGCCAACGTGATGCCAATGAGCGTGAGTAAAAAAGTAAAAATGTGGACCGCAATAAGTGGATCCCTTCTAGGTGCTATAGTAGCAGGATGCTCTTACTTAAGTAAATATCCACAAGACAATATGTTGGAAGAAATTACTGAAGATCTCATCGAGAAAGAAACAGGGATTGATATTGATCTTTCCCCGTTTTCTCCCGAATCTACGAAAGAATAGATAACTTTTCTTTCGCTTTTAATTCTTCCGTTAATTTTTGAATCTCATGATGTAGATTAACGTTTTCTTGCTCGAGATACATGATTCTCCATCTAAATTCTGAGATAATCTCACCTATATTATCGAAAATCATTTGGACATCTTTAAACGAATTTAATTCCAAGTCTCCATTTACTGTTAGACCACAGAATGAATAGGCCCAACAGAGTACAAAAGTGCTAGTTAATGTTTTCATTTGTTTCCTTTAGGTAAATAAATCTTATAATATCCAATTGAATCGGATTTTTTCATATATCTCTCAACATCTATTCCATCCAGTTTCATTTGCTCTACATCTAGCTTTGCAGCCGGTTGAACACGTTGAATCTTAAAACCATAAGCTGTGAAGTTGCCATCATCTCCATAATCTTCTATTTTCTTTTTAAGTTCCTTCTTTCGGTCACTTAATGCAGTACATTTATTTGCTAAGTCTTCATATTCAATAAGTAAAGCATGAAGCTCTTCATCTTGTACCTCAATATAGTCACTTTTTTCTGGAACGGGGGCTCTTCCTATCTGAACATTATGCCAAAAAGATTTAGCCTTTTCCCGCATCTTAGGGATACGTTCTTTAGACCCAAACATATCCAACGTAATACAGTTCTGTGTTCGATAATCCCACAGCGCAATAAAGGCTCTTTTAGGATTAGAGATCATAATCTGCCATTGCATCTGGTCATACCAGTAGTCGGGAATAGATTGCTTAAGTCTCGCATTATCTAACACCTTTTCGCTTATCGGACATTTGATCTCACAGAGCACCTGATTATCATTATCCCACCCATCCAACGACGCACGAAAAATAGGTTCTTCATCATCTTCCACGCAGAGGGGCTTTAAATAAAGCTGGTGGTTCTGATTGATCCATTGCCGTGCAATATCCTCATTTTCCACTCCATGCTTCATAGCGACGTTTAAAGGGTCTTCAGCGCGATATCCACATTTCTTCTCCCAAAGCTTTAAGGGCGTTTCATAAGGATTAGAGCCCATGATAACGGAAATGTCGGAAGCGCCGATACCTGAGGAACGCCACTTTTTCCACGAGTCGGACCCTTGACCCTCACTAAATGTTATAATTTTCATTTTCCACCTTGTGAGTTAAATTTTTTACGATAAACCAAATAGTTCCCTCACATACTTCATATTCAATAGCTAAATCTTTTCCGGAAGAGCCTTGAGAATATTTTTTTCTTATATGGGCACAAATTTCATCTTCTAATTTTGTGGTGGATTTCTTTTTAGAATTAGCGGAAATTGTAATCCACCTACAATTAGAGGGTTTATAATCTCCTTCATTATCAATTCTATCAAGAGAGAGTCCATCTTGATAATTGGCATCTAAAGCCCATTTCATAAAAGAATCAAATTTTAACCAAGCTTGATGAATTTTAATTCCTCTCCCTCCGTAGCGATGATATTTAGGATGATTGGGATTAAGGCATCTTTGTTTCATATTTTGCCAAGAATTATAAAGGGTCCTTCTTTTACCAGTGTGGTTGGCAAAGCCATGGACAAAGGAAGGATGATTTTCTCCTTTAAAATTTTCATAATTTCTTCCCATCATATCTCCAGTAATTTCTTAATGGGGATATTAAGATACTCCCATTAAAAAGGCAAGTCCTTATCATACAAACTTGCTAGTGTTTCGGGTTTCTTCTCTAGTGTTTCGGGTTTCTTCTCTCCTGTCATAATCCCTACAAACGTCATAGAGAATGGTTGAACATGCATCCTTACTCCAGGCTCACCATTCTTTGTAGTATAAGGCTGAGGAGCTCCTAGATCTCCCATGATACAAACCTTGGATCCTTTTCTCAGGCTTTTAAGCATTCCCTCAAACATAGGAATTCTTTCTTCCCAAATATTTACCTGATACCAGACGACGACGTCTTTTTTAATTCCTACGGCGAAAGAAAACGTCACCACTTTCTTGTTAGAAGAGGTGTATCTCTCTTCAGGATCTTGTCCTAAGTTTCCTATTAATGTTACTTTTTGCATTTGTTCTCCTTTTTAATTATCATCCATTCCTAATGAGAGATTTAAATCCTTTAATCTTTCCTTAATATTAGCAATGGTTTTTCTTCCACAATTTCTCCATTTCAACAAATCCACTTCCCTAAGAAGACATAATTCTCCCACAGTTTTTATATTAGCTTCTTGAAGAACCTCGCGTGTTCTATAAAGAAGATCTAATTCTTCAATAGGCATATTCCATTTTTGGGGATTGACTCCTTGAGGGAAATAACCGAAATCTGGAAGCTCTTTTTTAGTAAGGAGGGTTTTAATGGTGCGTACGTATTCATAGGCCTCTTTAAATTCTTGCACCATTTGGATAGCTTTTAGAGCTCCTTTAGTGGCAATTTTATCCGGATCAAAAGATTCAAATGATTTAAGTGTCTCTTTAAGGTCTCTAATAAAATCCTCCTTCATGCGCGATATTTCTCCGCGAATCTGGGTAAGTTCTCTTCTTCCTTTTTCAAGTTCCTCATTGTGTCTTTGAATTCCTATCATAGCTGATTGAACCTGGCTTTTTATTCCTTCTACAACAGCTTTAAAGTCAGCAAGCCTTTCATTCTTTGAAAGCTCATTAAGAATGGAAGTAGCATTGTTTCGCACTACGGTTTGAAACTCCGTAGTCTTATCCCAATTAGCAGAAAGACTTTCTTCCATCTTTCTCAAATAATTCATGAATTCAGAAATATGATATTTAAATTCTTTTTCTGTCATTAAGGTCATTCTGTCTCCTTTGCGTATTCCACTATTTTTATTTGGTTACATATGTTGCGAAACTCGACTTCCACTTCCCCGTGGGTATCAAAATAAAGATTATATTCTCTATCTCCCATCATGAAGAATATTTCCCATGGTTGGCGATGGTCTTCTCCCCTAAAGTTAATGCCCATTGATTCTATGTGGTCTAAATTAACCAGCACGTCATCGTGTGTAAAAATCCACATAATTATGCCTCCTTTGCCCGTTTCACTTCCCGGATTCTGGCCATACACTTCGTATAATGCTTAGCCCCCAAATCTGAAAGCTTTCCAATTTGGAACCCGTTCAAAATGGCTTCTAGTATTTCCTCATGTCCTTCGAGCTCCTGGCTTAGCACTTGCAACTGAGCTTTGCTAATCTTACCATTATCAGTATCAGCAATGCCTTGCTTACGTGGTGCTTCCATAGCTTTTTCTCCATCATCATCTTCATCAGCAGCGACGACGCCAGCGATAGCAGCATAGTTGTAGCGTCTCAAGTAGGTGATGTAAGATCCAATGGTCTGAATGTCTTGTTTAGGAGGTAAAATGGGCATACGGGATTCCATCCACTGTCCTGAAGAATGACATAGCCTACTGAATAGGGTTAATTGTCCCTTTTCATCAGGTAACACGCGTTGAATGATGCACAGACCATTTTTGGCCAGGCAAGGTCTAGATGCTTTTACGATTCCCGCTAAATCACAGTAACGCGATTTAAAAAAGGGATTGACGCTATCTGTCTTAGCTACTTCCATCTCTAATTGTGCCTTGGCTAATGCACCAAAGAGCTCTCCAAGTTCTGATGATTCATCTTTGTTGCCCATTGTCTGAGTTTTTTCTTCATGTAAATGCATCTCTTGATTATCCATTTATTTCTCCTCCATCTAAATTATTCACGTTTACTGCTTACTTCCCGACTTCATAAGTTCCACACCTAAATCA